TCAAGTGATACAGTAGAAGCAAAGTTTTTAATCTTGGTTCGGAGAACGTCAATACCTGACTCCTCAGAACCGTTGATCATCATATAGGTAGCACCAATCTGCTCAATCATTGTTTTTGCAATGGTTGTTTTACCTACACCTGGCCCACCTGATAATATCAGATTGGGTATATTATCACTTTCAACAAACTCTGTGAAAGTGTCTTTTAGATTTTTAGGTAGTATGCACGAGCTTACATCCTTGGGGCGATATTGCTCGACCCACAAATAACATTCCATAATATAAATTCCTAACTTTAAGCGGCATAAGAAGATTCTGGTTCAAGAGCAATAAAATACTCAATCTCAACATTAGAGTTAGTAAACTTACTAATATTTTTTGAGGAAACTTCGACACTGTATGAGCCAGGAAGTAGTTTTAAATTTTCAACTTTAAACCAAAATTTATAATCAATATCACTAACAGGAACATCCAGTTCAGTAGCATAATCATTTGCATTATCATTCTTTTTGTCAGTAACCCTTAGTTTACCATTTTCTAGAACCATATCAGGAGCTCCAATGACAGATGCAGCTCTTGTAATTTCTGCCAAAGAATCACTGGAAAAATTAAACGTAATCTCAGTTGATGGCATAGTAATATCTTTAGTTGGGGAAGTGACCACAGATGGATCAGAATACCAATACTTCAAAGATTTAGAAGAACCTTCTTCTGTAATAACAACAAAGTCATTTTGAAAATCTAAATCTGGAACTGTAAAAAGAGACAGTGCAGATAGAAACTCATTGAGATCATAAATTGCAAATTCTTTTGCAAAGGTTTCTTCTACTTTTGCTTTAGCAATAATATTTTTCATTGCTGACATGGTAGTAATATTACTACCTTCCTTGATTACAAGGTTTTGGTTAATGGTTGAAAAATTCTTCAACACATTTATTGTTTGACTACTTAGTTTCATTATCACTTTTCTCCATAATGTCGTGATTGTATAAAGCTATAATACCATAGTGGATGACTTTTAACAAGTCCCTTTTATTATAACCATCTTTTTTTCCATATCGTTGTGCGTATTTCATGATGTTACCGATACAGAAACCTTCACCATGTCCACCGTCTATAATGAACTCTGTAGCTTGAAACTGGTTCGTGCTATAGTGTTCATTATATGTCGAGTCGATGTATTCTTTCAATTTAGACAAAGTTTTGTCTTCATCATATTTGTAATTAATTTTTGAGATTATTTTTTTCCTCTATAAATTGTAATGCAGCTGGAACATCCAAATAATTAAACCACCCAGTAGCAATTGTTTTAGATTGAGTTGTAGATACTACACCTCTATGTGTATGAGTAAAATCAGTAGGCCATATTACAGTCATTCCTTTTTTAGGTTGTAACTTTAAACATTGATATTTCCATTCAGTTTCCCCACCATCATCTACATCATTAAGATAAGTCATAAAAACTAAAGCTCTTTGGTTTGTCTGATTCATACCTCTTTCGCAATGCCAATTAAAATATCCTTCATTTGGTTCATAGTGTTGAATATTAAATGCTTCACTAAACCCTACTGGAAAAGAAAATTCATCATAAACTTCTTTATAACTACTCAATGCATCTGTTAAAAAGTGATAGTATTTTTGAATAGTTTTATCATTTGTGTTTGGATAAATTGTAACATCTGTTGACGTTTTATCTCCACCATCTGAATGTCCTTTTTGTTTATATTCACTATTCTTACTATAATAATTAATTAAATCATCGCATAACGAAACATCATTCATCATAACAGCATGAATAAAGTTAGGATTAGGTTTCATTTAATTTAACCTTAACAAAAGAACCAGCTACATTGAGAGCTAGTGGAATAGACTTATCATGATCTTCTGGAACATTAGAAATAAAACTATTAAATTCATTTGGGCTCATAATACTTTGTAGTTCTTGTTGTGATTGAATTACATCCCAATTCATTGCAATAGACCGTCTTTCTCCTGCTCCAAAAAATGGCATTACTTGATGATGTAACCATTTTGGGAAAACATACAAAGTTCCAACTTCTGGTTGAACATATTCTTCAGAACCAAGTTTTAAATTATATAAATCTGTTTTTGATCCTAAGCCCCAACACATATGAGTCCACCCGTCATATTGACCATCAGCATTACCAAAATTAACTCTGTGTTTTCCTGTATCTAATCTACGTGCTTCCATTTCTTCAGGCATCTTTAACCACATAAAACCAGAAAGTCCTGTAGCAGTATTTGTACTATGCTCGTGTAGTGGATTGTAGTCTCCAGCATATGCATGATTAGTCCAACAAGTATAACAATCTGCATATGAGTTTTTCCCATATCCTTTATTTAAATAAGTTGTTCCAACTGAATTTAAAACCGATCTTAATTGTTCTCCCACAGGAGTACTTAAATCAAAATCTAGCTGTGCAGAATCTTTGTGTTGTCGAAGTTGGCCTACAAGTTGTGAATCCTTACTTGACGATCTATTTCTTGATATTGTTTCAACTTCTTCATTTATAAGATCAACAACTGTTTTGCCAAATTTAATTTTTGCTACATGATGATGAATTGCAGGAATAATTTCCATTTCCATTTGACCAGGCTGGTCTGCACCAAGTAAGTCTAATACTTTTATTTCTTCGTTCATAATATTCCCTTATCGTTATATCCTATAATAAAGGAAAAGAGACTAAAAGTAAAGTCTCTTTTCCAATTTATTACAGATTTATTTTATAGCAATTATTCGAGGCTTCTTTTCTTCTGGTATAATACGTTCAAGATTGATTGTAAGCATACCATTTTCAAGTAAAGCATCATTTACTATAATATCATCTGCCAAGGTAAATTTCCTATCAAATTTGCGATACGAAATTCCACGATGAAGATGAAGATTTTCTTCGGGAACATTTAAAGTTTTAGGAGTTTCTTTTACAGAACGAACTGAAAGTGTACCTTCTACTAATTCAATTTCAATATCCTTTTTAGAGAATCCCGCCAAGGCCATTTCGATGACATAGGTATATGCACCTCCTTTAGATATGTTATATGGTGGGAACCCTGTAGATGTTGCGCTGTTTGAAACATACTGATTTAGATGTTCAAACATCTTATCATAGCCTACAGCATAAGGTGTTAGTTGATTGAAATTTTCGAATAGACTTAGTGCTTTATTTGTAACCATTGGTTATCTCCTTTTCAGCAAGATTATGGTAGAACCCTTAAAGGCATTCTACAGTTAAATGGTGGTTTTTTAAAATCACAGTAAAAACCACCAAAAACTCTGTATCTCAAGGACTTATGAATTGCCTTGTACTATTATATATAAGAGTTTTGAGATAGAAATTAAAACTCTTTATATTTTTTTAGAAAGCAGATTCATCAGCGTCTAATGTAATCTCTTTTTCTAAAACTTCTTCTTCTTGATCTAAGATACCAGCATCAATTTTGGTATATAAATCAAGGAAAGAGTCTTTAGTATCTTCGTCAAAACGTGCAACACACATTTCAATGGACTTCATCTTATCACTAAAGATAGCATATGCTTTCACAATGTGATCCAGACGGCGAGTAGAAATAATTTCATCCACACCACCATCATAAAAGGTCTTACGAATAACCTCAGCCCAAGTTACAAGGTTGTCAGCGAAAGCATCATCAAATGAACCATACTTCATCATAGAACCAACAACGATTTTCTTTTCAATCGCAGCGGTAGGATATGGTTGTTCAATCGTGATTGCAAAGCGTTCTAGAAATGCTTCATTCAGAATGTTGGTTCCGATAAAGCGTCCATCTTCAGAACCTTTACCTTTAGTGTTGGCAGTAGCCATCACGTTGAAACCATCTTTAGGAGTGATCCACTTGTTAATCTTTTTAAGGAACACGCCTTGACCCTCAAGGACAGGCTGTAGAGCAAGCATCTTATTAGAACCTAGATCACACTCATCAAGCAACAAAGTGCAACCACGTTCCATTGCTTCAATCACAGGACCGGGAACAAACTTGGTTTCACCGTTCACAAGGCGAAACCCACCGAGCAGATCATCTTCATCAGTCTCAATTGTGATATTGAGTCGGATCAATTCTTTACCTAGTTCAGCGTGTAACTGTTCGACCATTAGAGTCTTACCGTTACCAGACAAACCAGTAATGAAAACAGGATAGAACATACCAGACTTTACAATCTTTTTAAGATTAGCATAGTTGCCCCAAGGAACGAAACCTACAAATGGAGCAGGAACAAGATTCTGTTTCTCCAAATTAGAAGCAACTAAGTTCATAACCGTGGCTGGTTCATTAGAAACAGGAGCAGTAACAGCATTAACAACAAAAGAAGGAGTATCAAGGTCTGGTAATTTAAATTTATTGTAACCAACTTTAGTGCGTTTAATCCATGTAGGATATGGGATACCTGCTTTTTCAGCAGCACTACGAATCTGGTCTTTACTTACCACTGATCCATTACCAAACATTTCGGTAGCAGCT